TGAATAGGTAGAGTTTGTCTTAAAGTTGTTTTAGTTTTATCACCATTTTCCATATATGATATTTCACGAACTTTAATATTTCCAGAATAATCATCGTGAATTAATGTTTCTTTAACTGTAGTTTTAGCATCATCATATAAACCAGAATAAGTTTCTTTATCACCTGTTAAATTTAAATTTTCACTATCGTGAATAGTAGTTTCCTTAACTGTTGTTTTAGCATCATCATATAATGCGGAATAAGTTTCTTTATCACCTGTTAAATTTAAATTTTCACTATCGTGAATAGATGTTTCTTTAACGGTTGTTTTCATAATATGATTATGTGGGTCATATGTAGTTTGTTTTTCAGGAATTTGAGGTGTAGCATTACCATAATAACGTGCAGTATCAACAAAATATTCTTTCATAGTTATTTTAATGGCATCAGTAATAGGAGCAGTAATAGCTTTAATAATTGATGTAAAATTAGCAACTGGAGTTTCTTTTTTAGCTAATTCGTGTTTTTCGGTATTATAAACTAAAATAGATTTTTTTCCATAATCTTCACCAGAATTTATTTGTTCTACTTGATTTTTAACAGGTCCTGTATAATCAATATGCATACCAATTCTTGAAGTATCTTTTAAATTTTCTTCAGGTCTTGCTGTATCTTTTTTTAAATATGATTGACCTTTAAACCAATTATCTTCATCTAATTTATAAACAGTTTCTGGTTTATTTTTAGAAAGGGGTGTTACAACTCCTCTTTTATCAATGGGATTTTTTATAGGAGCTTGAACAGGAATTTCAAAAATAGAACATCGTTGATCAGTAGCAGGTCTTAATTCATCTCTTCCTTTAGGTTTAGCATAAATTAAACTATCAGCTTGATGAAAACCACCGGAACCATCCGAATTAAAACCTTTATTAAGACCAGGTGCAACTCTGATACTTTGTATAGGATTATAATTATTTTGAAGATTGGTAATATTAGTTCTATCTTTTAAGAAATCACTATTATCATTCATACCTCTAATAAGAGAAGTATCAGCAGTAGGTTGAAAGAAATTTTCCACTTCACTTTTTTTAAATTTATAATCATTATAACCAAATTTTTCACTAAAATTTGCATTATTATCTAAATCTAAAGGTTGTGTAACACCTTTTTTAAGAAAATGTTGCATATTTCCGTGTTTAAAATCTTCAATTTTTATGGTATCACCAGATAAACTATTAATATATCTTTTATCAATATTATTATATTCATTGACAGGCATAAACATATCAGCAGATGAAGGTTTAGGAACTACACCAGTTTTAAATGGATATTTAGCTTTTTCATAAGCATTATTAGCCATTTGTTGTTCTTTTTTTTTAATTGTATTGTAAAAATCCGAACTATAAATATTATTCATAGAAGGAGTTTCGTTTAATATAAAATCCATATCTATTATAGATAAATAACAAAAAAAATAAGCAAACTTTATTATGAATATATAAATCCATAATCATCTTTTTCAAAATAATCTTTTTCATCATCTTCAATTCCTAGATTAAATTCATTTTCACCTTGAATATCTTTAATATCATCTGTAATTTCTTTATTAATTTGAACTGTAATTTCTTCATCTTCATCCATAGTTTTATTAATTTTTTTAAATTCATTATAAATTTCACGTTGTTCCTTGGATTGTTTATTTAATTTAGCTAAAATATTTTCTTTATTTTGCTCACGCATTTTATTAATATAAGCTTTTTGTTCTTCTAAATCTGGAATTTTACATTGTTTGATTAATTTAAAGATAGTAGTTTTAATATCACTAAATAAATTTCTATAATTTTCATTGGTCATATTAATAGAAGGTTGTAAATTGATATTAGATTTAATATCAGGAATAGCAGGAAGACATAAAGCACGAATTACAATAATAGTTCTTATTTGTGTTATATTAGTTTCATTATCATCATTAATAATTGAATTTAATTTATTAAGAATGATAATAGTTTTATTAATTTTATTAATAATATTTAAAGATTGTTGATTAAGATGTAAAAATAAAATTTTTGAAATAGCAAGTAATATTTGTTTATAATTAATAAAAGAATAATTTTTAACAAAATCTGGTTTTTCACCAAATAATTTTAAATAGTCATTTATATGTATATTATAAGAATATAACAATTTATTTTTAATATCACTAATATTAAAATTAGTTAAAATGGTAGTTTCATCTAATTCTTCAAACCATTTTTCTAAAGATTTATCATAAATAGGATAAATTAAATTTTCGTATTTGATTGATTTTAATTTTTTAGTTTTTTCAATCATTTCATTTTTAATTAAATAAAATCGAGTATATCTTTTTTCATTTAGCACTCTTTCAGTTGATAATTTTGATTTGGCTTGTTTTAAATCTTTACGATTAGTTTTAAAAAAATTATCAGCTGTAAAATTTTCATCAATTACTTCTAAACAACAACCTAATAGATATTTATGAATTTTCTCAAAATTGACAGAAGGCATATAAATGAGTGATTGAATAAACGTTTCAAAAAATTTGTCATTTTTAGTATCTTTATTTAAAAGAAATTTAACTAATTCTTTTTGTGCCTCCAATCCCTTATTAATTTTTTTTTTCTTTAAATCAATTTTATCAAATTGTTTAAGTTCATTGGTATAATTATTAATTAATTTATCTAATATTTTAGATTTGTAATTTTTTTCTAATTGTAAATAATTAAATTTATAATTTTCATTATCACTAAAAGTTTCATTAAAAACATTTGCAAATATACAAATTAAATAATAGAAAATACCATCTTTTGCTTTAATATCATAAGGACATCCAACATCATTCCATAAATCAAAACAGGGAATATAATAAATTTGTTTATCATATAATAAAGTTTCATTAATTAATTCTTTTTGTAATTCAATTGACCATATACAAATAAAATCGTATAACATATTATTAATAATATTTATATATTCAATATTAGCATCTTTTAATAATTGGTCTTCATTTTCATTAGTAAGAACTATATTTATGGGTTTAAGAGCTTGTTCTTTACAATGTTCTTCATCATAAATATCTTTATATTTATCACGAATAAGGATATATTTTTCAGGAATTCCACGATGAATATTAAAAAGATGATTAATAATAAAATCAAGATTGATTGGAAGTTTGCTATATTCCTTCATTTTTAAAATAAAAGGTAAAATGATTTTAAGAGATTGATAAAAACCTTTTTCAAGTTTATAATATTCATTATTATAATATTTATTTAAATCATCAATAATTTCAGTAAATTCATCAATATTAATATCATCTTCATCAATAATATCATTTTTTAATTCACCAATTTGTTCAGGAATACCTTCATAATTAGAAGTATCATTACCTTTAATAATTTCTTTTTCATCTTGTTCAAAAGAAAAATTAATATTATAGATATCTTTATAAATATTTAGAAGTAAATTAAATTTTTTTTCAATTTTATTAAAATGTAATTCAATTTCTTCAGGTTTTAAATTTAAATATTTTTGTAAAACCGAAATAGAATTATCAATAGAAATATTTTTGCGAATATCTCTTAAATTTTTAATAATTTCATCAAAATTTTCATTATTTAAATTATTAATTAATAAATTGAGGTCTTTATGAATAGGTAATTGTTCAATAAAACTTTTTTCAGTTTGAATAGTATCAAGAGTATTTTGAAATTTTTTTGAAAATTTATAAGTGATATCAATTAAATCATTAGTTTTTCTAAGAATTTCAAAAAATAAAAATTTGGAATTTTTAAGATTTCTATTTTTAATTTTATGAGAAGAATAAATAATTTCTTCAATTTTTTCTTTATTATTTAATTTAATTAAATGATTTTTTAATAATTCAAAATCATTTAAATTAATGAAATCTAAATTATAATTAAATTTTTGAAATAAATTTGCTAAACTATAATAATCATATTCATCTTCATCAATTTTATTTAAAGGTAAAGGAATTTTATAATTTTTCATTAAATCATCAAATGTTTCAAAATTATCACTTAATAATATATCACCCTTATATTTATCAATAGATTTAATTAAATAACTACCAATTTTTTCATTTAAATAACTGTTATCATTTACATTAGGTTCATTAAAATAAACTGCAATAACTGGAATATTTCTTTCATCATCTTTAAAAATAATATAATAATCATTAGTAGATAATTGAACAATTGTTTTATTTTTGGCAGAAAATTTAATTTTGGAACTTTCATTATCATAAATTAAAGGAAACCATATTTTATTTTTACTTTTATATGAAAATGCAATTTCTTCTTTGGAAGTTTCTTTTATTTTATTTATAAAATCATTTAAAATAAAAGGTTTTTCTGTTTCATCTTCATTAAAATTACCTTTCTGCGCATCAATAATAATAATAAAATTTTTAGTATTAGAAGGATTTTTCTGAATATTAATTATATCATTAAATAATTTAAGAAAAGCTTTAGATTTAGATGGAGATTTAAAGAAATTTAATAAATAATTTTCAATTTGTCTATCATCTAATTCAATAAAAGTTGGATTTATTTTAATAATTTCATCATATGAGAGAATTTCAAAATATTCAATTTCATCTAATTCCTCATCTTCATAATTCAAATCTTCCATTTTTCTATAAATAATAAAATAATTAAAATAAAAAATGATTTTTATTTTAAATGAAAAAACAAAAGACTTATTTAATTTTACCTGTAGTATTATTTATTATTCCAATTATTGCTGAAATAATTATTTTAATTACAACTTGTAAGATTTCTATTACAATTTAAATTAAGATTTGCATTAGTATAAGGATAACCAGGTGAATATTTTGTATTTTGTTGATGCATAGATGACCATTTATTTAAATCATTTGTATAATCCATTTGAGAATTTGGAATAAATTTTTCTTGTGGGTCTGGTCGTTCAATACAAGGTGTATGATTATCTTTAGCAACCATTCTATAATTAATACCAATTCTATCAAAACTTTCAAGTGCTTTATTTTGTGGATTCCAACATAAAGGGTCAAATCTATTAATTCCTGTTTCTTTTAAAGTGCAAGGTGGATTAGATAAACGACATGATTCCGTGGGAGTGCTACAAAGACGAACATTTTCATTGGTTTTTAATTTACAACCAGTTGAAATATAACTATTGGGAGCATATGCATCTTTATTACATTTAGAATTTTTGTAATTTAGACCATATAATTCACTAGAATCATCAACTGCTAATTTCATACTACAACTATGATGACCATAATTTTGAAATCTTAAATGTGGGTCATTTGGAATATATTGATTACATTCATTACAATCATTATGAGGAGTAATTAATTTATAGACACCTGGATATATAGACCTTTCTAATTCTTCTTGATAAGAACCTTTATCATAACTCATTCGAGTATCATTAGGACTATACATTTCTTCTATAAGAATAAAAATAAAAAAAATTAACAATAATTCATTTTAACAGGAGGTGGTAATGGAATTGAACGATACATAATAGATTGACAAGAAGGTAAATGTTTCATTTCAGTATTAATAGGTTCAGTTTTATCATTTTTAATTAAATTATCATCACTTGGAATATATTTATTAGTAGGACATCTTGTTAAAATTCTGGTTTGTCCTCTTAATTCACTATCTAAATCAACTAAATTTCCTTGAATATGAGAAACCGCAGTTCCTCCTACAAAACCTAATTGATGCATACATTTATCTTTATGTTCATATCTATAAGTAGATAAAATATGTCCAAGAGTATCTACATTACTTTTTAAATCAGTAGTATAAGAACAATTATCATATTTAGTTCTATTAAAACTCATTATTCTATTATACATAAATATTAAATTAT